AATCGGTCAGCTCCGGCGTGGAACTGAGGATTTTGCAGAGGGCATGGCGGATTTTATGAAGTGATTTCTTTACCCGCATATCCGCCTTAGTCATAAGCCTTATTATACAGGATTTGGAGTTTATGTGGTAAAAGCTAAAACTTTTCCACATGGAAAAGACCCGCCATTGCGGGCATTTCTCAGAATAATGTGCCTAAAGAACTAAATGTGCTCAAAGAACTATCCCCCTGTCACGGACGCCAGTATTCAAAGGTGATACTTCTGCTGTCGAAATCGATCCTGTTAAGGATACGGTCCCTAAGCAGTTTGAGCAGCGCCTCCGTGCTGAAATTCGTCTCAATATAAAGGTTGTCATCAACCTTTAGCGGGGACAACATTCCCTGCGGAGAATCCGCTATGACTTTCCGGCTCCGCCCCAACGTTTCATTACGGATGGCAAGGAGCGCTTCGTGATAGTGTTCCTCCCGGTTGCAGATGTCAAGGACGGCAGCGAAAGCCCGTTTCCAGGAAGTCACGGGGATAACCTCATCCCCATACCTCACAAATGCAGGCTTTGTCCCCCGCAGGGTGTTGATGTCGCCATGAAGTGCAATGTTCATAGTCTCTCCCGATGCTGCCATCTGCCCGGGATTTTCCCTTATGACAGGGGTACTCCTGTGCGGTGCATCTGCGCCACCGTCACGGATAATCCCGTTAATCTGACGGTTGATTTCCCTGATCAGGGAAGTGCGCAGCGCATTCAGCCGTGCCAGGACATCCGCAGGCAGGACGGAAATTTCTGTAGGATCGGCAAGACTGCGGTTCCCCGATGGAGTTTCTCCAGCAGTTTTAGCATGTCCTGCCGTATCTGCATCCTCATCTGTCCTGACATTTTCTGCCGTCCCAGTATCTTGGTCTGCGGTTTCTTCTGCCCCGGCGTTTTCTGCGACAGGCTCATCCTCTTTGGGATAATACCCGCCGCCCGCCAGGGTTTTATAGAGGGCATGGATAACGTCAAAATCTAAATCATCCGGCGCCTCCAGATTCCCCTCGCGTGTCACCGTGTAGCTTCCGATCCGGTAGGCGTAAGTCGGCATCCTCATGTAGACGGCGGCCTCCCCGGTAAATCTGCTGATTAAATCCACCAGCGGTTTGCGGTTTTCGACATTCATTGTAAGTTTCATATGCTCCCTCCTTTGTGTTTTTGTTTTACGTGGTTTCCGGGAGGCCGGCACTAAGATGTAGCATATGCCCCCTCCCGGATAAGTGCTAATTTATAAAATTTTCCTGCATTTCTTCAATGAGCCGCATTTCCTGGTACTGGTCATTGATTTCTGCCTGTTCTGCCGGTGTCGGTTTTGCGCCGCTGTTTAGAAGCCAGCGTGCCGTATCCCACTGCCGGCTGCGGAACGCGCCCATAATGAGGGAGTGTTCCCTGCCAAATTTCTCATAGGTTACGTCTAACCGCTGCCCGCTATGATAAAGTTCCCTGAGGGCTTCAGTCTCCCCGGCACAGGCCAGCTCAAAAAGTTTCTCCGCTGTCATTACCGCCCCTCCATTCTCTGCATTCGCTGACGCTGACCTCCGACCCATCTTTATAGCGCACCGCCATGTGGCCGTCTGCCCGTACGGTGATTTTGTCCACCAGGGCAATAAATGCACTCTCGCTGAATGTCCTGACGATTTTCGGCTGCGTTTTCAGGGACTTCAGGTAGCGCCGGATTTCCCCTGCCCTTGCGGGCCGGGCGTTTTCCACTTCCCTTTCCAGTTCGGCAATATAACCTTCCCTGGCACGCAGAAGATGGTTGAACGTGGCCAGGAATGCCGCCTGCAGGTCTCTTTCCCTTACAACCGGCGTCTGGCAGTTTGGCTCCGTATCGTATTTATGCGTGCACCGCCAGACATAAACCCGCTCTTTTGAATCGGAATACCAGAGTTTCTGCCCGTAGAAATGCCCGCAGTCGCCGCAGATGACTTTGCGGTCGAAAACGGATTTTGCCCGCCGCCCACGGCTGCAGCCGCCGCGCTTTGCCAGTTCCGCCTGCACCAGGTCAAAGGTCTCCCCGTCAATAATGGCAGGGTGGGAGTTCTCCACATAATACTGTGGCAGGACATTTGTGTTCTTGACCACCTTCTTATTAAGGAAATCTGCCGTATAGACCTTTTGGAGCAGGGCGTCGCCTTTGTATTTCTCATTCCGGAGGATGCTCATGATGGTCGACACGCTCCAGTTACAGTTCTTGCCGGATGGCGTGGGGACTTTCCCTGCGGTAAGGATCCGTGCAATCTCGCGGACACTCTTGCCGTCAAGGTAGAGGTTATAAATCCGCCGGACAACTGCCGCCTCTTTTTCCACAATCTGCGGTTTCCCGTCTTCCCCTTTTTCGTAGCCGAGAAACTGTCCGTAGGGCATGCTTACCTTGCCACGTTCCATGTTTTTGCGCTTCGCCCACGTGATATTCTCGCTGATAGAACGGGATTCCTCCTGCGCAATGGAGCTCATGATCGTGATGAGGAGCTCCCCTTTGCTGTCCAGCGTGTAGATGTTCTCTTTCTCGAAATACACCTCTACGCCTTTGTCTTTCAGCTGGCGGATGGTCACAAGGGTATCCACCGTGTTCCTGGCAAAACGGGAGATGGACTTTGTGAGGATTAAGTCTATTTTCCCATTCAGGGCATCCTCTACCATCTGCCGGAAACCGTCACGCTTTTTGGTGTTAAGGCCGGAAATCCCTTCGTCCGAATACAGCCCCACAAACTCCCATTCCGGTCTGGACTGGATATAGCGGGTGTAGTAGTTTATCTGGTTTTCATAACTGTTAAGCTGCTCATCCTCATCCGTGGAGACACGGGCGTAGGCTGCCACCCTGCGTTTGGCCGGGGCGGCGGTATTCTCTGCGTCCTGCCGGCTGGCAGTCGGCTGGATCACGCGTATGGTTTTCTCAGGCATCGCCGTTTCCCTCCTTTCTCAGGCGGTTCCGCTCAAGGGCCAGTTCCCGCGCTTTCTGACGCTTTTCCTCTGTCCAGCTTTCCTTACGGGAAGGGTATTCCCAGAATACATCCTGCCTTGAGCCGTCCCTGAACACATAGACCAGGTGTCCGGCCTCCGCCACACGGATGGCTGAGAGCATCGCGGGTACAGCAGCTTCCAGGTCATCACTGCCCAGCACTTTGGCTGTTTTTGCAATCAGGATATCCTCCGGCAGCTGTCTGCTGTGGCAGAACCCTTTGCCATAAGTATCGAAAGTACGGCATATCCACACCGACTGTTCATATGGAGTCCCTGACCTGACAGTCCTGCGGCGGTAATGCATGCCGCACTCCCCGCATTCGATTATCCCGGAAAAAGGATAGCGTCTTGACCACTGCCGGCCGTCTGCGTTCATTTTTTCCCGGCGTTTTTGCCTCTCTGCCTGTGCGGCGTCGAATATCGCTTTGGGAATGATAGCCTCATGGCTGTTTTCCACCAGATACTGTGTCCTTTCCCCACGGTTTTCTATCGCCTTTTTGCTGATATAGTTCTCAGTATATGTTTTCTGTAACAACATATTACCGCAGTACTTTTCGTTTGTGAGGATGCGCCGGATGCTGCTGCGGTTCCAGGGCCTTTGGCTGCGCATCGGCGCTATGCCCATGCGGATGAGTTTTTTGGCAATGGCATTTTCTCCCATGCCGGAGAGGTAATCCTCAAATATCTGCCGCACAATTTCTGCTTCTTCCGGCACGACTGTCAGCACCCCGTCTCTCAGGCGGTAGCCCATCATTTTCCCAAGCGTGGTGCGTCCTTCCTCAAAGGCTTTTTTGATGCGCCATTTTTGGTTTTCACTGGCAGAATAGCTTTCCGCCTGCGCATAAGCGGCGAGCAGGGTGATAAGGAATTCCCCCGTCTCCGAAAGCGAATGGATATTGTCTTTCTCAAAATATACATCGATCCCGAGGGCTTTCAATTCGCGCAGCGTGCTTAAAAGCACCACCGTGTTACGGGCAAAGCGTGTGAACGCTTTGGTAAGGATCAGGTCAATCTTTCCTGCCCGGCAGTTCGCCAGCATCTGCTGGAATGCGGGCCTCATTTCCTTTGTGCCGGAAATGCCCCGGTCTTCATAGATACCGGCAAATTCCCAATCGGGGGCTGCCTTAATCTGCGCTGTGTAAGCTTCCGCCTGATTTTCCAGAGAATTCAGCGCCATTTCCTTTTCCGTGGAGACACGGACGTAGGCAGCCACCCGTTTCTTCCTGCGCTGCGGGCTGACTGTCTGGCTGTCTAATTTCTCAATCCTCATAATGCATCATCTCCTTTTTGGTGTTGGAAAGAGGGGGCAGAACGCCCCCTCAGCCTGTAAGTTACAATTTCCTGATTTCATCTTCCCCATAGACTGCGCCGAGGCTGCAACCGTTCTCCCAGCTGACAAACACGGTGCCCGTGTCGTCTACTGATTTTACAGTGCCTTTTAAGCCCGGCGGCATATCGCGGTATGGGTCATTCATGGAAATCAGTTCTACCTTTGTGCCTTCGGGATACTGTACCCGTAATTTTTCTACTATTTCCCGGCTTGGAAACTTCATCTGTGGCATGGTGTCTGCTCCTTTCTTTTCTACGTCACTCTATTAGTCACTCAGATTGGCATTTCCATCAAGTCTTGATATTATGCCGGATTATGGCATAGTGCCGGCCTTCCCCTCTTTGTCCGAATCCTCCACGGCCTTCAGGAGAATTTCCCGGTCAAAACCCGCATCAAGATAGCCACGGTGGATTGTCCCAAGATACCCCCTGCCCGGTGCACAGTAATGTCTGCCTTCCGTGTTCATGATGTAGGCCATCGCATAAACCCGGCGGCCATTTACCGTGACCCGCAGCCGTTCCTTGCGGTAAAGGCAGGGCCAGCCTTCATAGCGGTCAAGCGCCTGTTCGTCACCCGGCTGAATCCGCCAGACCAGAACGGGGACTTTCCCGCCTTTGTGGCGTTCAATCGTCGCTACCGAATAAAACATTAGCCGCCAGTTCTTCAGTGTGGCCGTCCCCACGACCTGTGCCGTGGGGCAGCGGCGCGCCATCTGCTCCCGGTTGAGGTTGGAGCCGTAGGCGATGTAGAGCCTTTCTTTCCTATCCTTCATGTGCATTCCCTCCGTTTCCGATGTGGCTTCTGACATTTTCCCGGCTGCCGTAGCGCCAGGCGGCATTTCCGTCCAGATGTTTGTAAAGGTGCTCCCTGCAGCTCTTAAATTCCTCGCCGATAAAGCCAATGCGGTTCAGATAGGTGCGCATGGCGAACTTCTCGTTCTCGGCCTGGACTTTATGGTAGAATGCAGATTTTTGGGTAAGGGCCTGATGGTCCATCGCAAGTGCGAACACGATATAGGCCCGGACTTTCCCGGCATGGAGCTCACTGTTGAAGCCCCTCAGCTCCACGGTATGATGGCCGTGGAAAAAACTGTGGAGATTGAGGAAATGGTAGCGGCTTTGGTGGTAATGGGAGTTACGGTTACCACAATACTTCTCGTACCAGATCCTCTCAATCTGCCCAAATGTCTTTGGCTTCAGCCGGTTCATCTGCTCTACCAGATAAGCGTCCATCTTTTTGCAGTAGTTCATCCGGTCCGGTGCGATTTGGAAAGCCTTGTAAAACAGGTCGTTGCGCGAGGCAATCAGGTTAATGAAGTTACGGATGCTGCGCGGAGTATGCTCCCCTCCGTCCAGATGGATATGGATGCCGCAGGTGCTGTTCGTAAAACCCCCGGCTTTCCGCAGCCTCCTGACCAGTGACTGGATGTCCCCGATATCCTCGTAATAGCCAAGGACCGGGCTGACCATCTCCACACTGTAACTGCTGTCTGCGCCGATAATCCTCCGGTTCTTTTTCTTCTGGCATTTGATGCTGCCATCATACATGAACTTCCAGACCCGCCCGTCCGGCGCGGCCACTTCGTAGGCTTCATAGTAGCCGCCGGAATACCTTGCGCTGCCGCCCAGGTATCCTGCGGCTGCACCGGCCGCCTCTTCACGGGTGATGCCGGTGAACTCCACCTCAATGCCAAATTTGTGTGTAAACAACTGTATCCCACCTCCTTTTTGATTGGCGGTCACGGGAGGTTCTGCGGCACACCGCAGAAAGAGATCCCCGGTGTACCGCACGCAGTTGTTTCGCTGTTAAAGTGATATTTTATTTATTACATTTTTCCTCCTTTCCCGGCGGTGCTCCGCCGCCAAGGTATCTCTGTGATAATTTTTGTAAAATCCGGTGGTATTCACTGAGCGTGATAAGCCCCTGCCCCAGCAGGTCATCCGCCATGCAGCAGAGGGCATGATACCGGAGCTGGCGTTCAAAAACTGTCATCCCCGCACCTCCATCACCTGCGCCGCTTTCCTGCTGTCGGCAAAACATCTCCGGCTGCAGAACCGTTTATGCGGGTTGCCAAAGGCAGTAAACTCACGCCCGCACTGCTCGCAGACCCTGCTATAAGGGGTGCGGCGTTTCTGCTCATTGCCCCATGCGTTCCGGCAGCGGGCTGAACAGAACAGCTGCTTGCCGCCCATGGCAGGCCTCTTAAAATCCCTGCCGCAGTATTTACATTTGGGTGTGCCGGGTGTCCGGGTGTCCAAAAACACTGTGGGAATAACTTCATCCGCTTTTGTCTCCCCGTCCATGATATGGTTAAAGACATAGCGCACGGAACTCTCGCCCCGGCCAAGTTCCCGGCCGATTTGGACAAAACTCTTCCCCAGAGCCCTCTGCTTCACGATATATTGTTTTTCCTGTTCAGACATCATGTCCCTTCCCTCCTTTCCGCCCCGCCATGGCAGATAAATCAAAAATCAGACCGGGCATAGGCAGCCCTCCATATCCAGTTCGTCCCGGAGCATGCCGGTAAACTCATCCGGCAGGATCACCGCAAAAATACGCGGGTACTGCGGGAAAGTCTCACGGATGTGCCGGATCAGCGAATGTTTCCGCGCTTCAGTTTTTACGATCCATGCCACCAGCGGGAAGACATCATCGTGCAGACGCTGTTCAATATCGCTCTTGTAGTATTCATAATAGCGGCGGCATTTCCCAATGATAGTCTGGATATCCTCCGTGTTTAAGTCTACCTCGATAAACCAGCGCAGCTCATACCATGCCTCCTCATGGCTCATCCAGTCCTGCTTTTGTGTGACAATGGCAAGGTCAGGTTTCAGGATACGGTTCTTATAACTGCCCTGGTATGGCCGCCAGC